CGTCAGTTGCATCTTCTTCATTAATTGTAGTAGAGATTGTAGAATCTATTAAGTCACTAGAGTCTAAATTTGGTGTTAAGACAACATCTTCTAGTTCGTCAGTACTAATATTTGGTAATGTAGTTGCAAACTCTCTAACTAGTCTTTCTAAAACTTCGATTGACTCGTCTGTCGTAAGTCTATTTAATTCTTCTATAATATCAGGTGTTATAAGATCAAGTTGTTTTAATTCATTTATTAAATCTTCTTCAGTAAGATTTTTTTCTCTCAATTCTTCTACTAAAACTTCAGCAACAATTGTTTTTTCTAACAACTCTTCGTCTTGTTTTAAAAACTCTAAAACCTGTTTTTGTAGTTCTTCTCTTAGAGAATCTTCTGTTTTTATTAGTTCTTGACCGACAAGTTCCTCTACAAATTCTCCTATATTTGTATCTAATAAAAATTCTCTAACTGTAAGTTCGTTTAAATTTATTTCATTAATATTAGATTTTTCTAATTCTTCAAAGAAGAATTGTCCAAAAGTCTGTTCAACTAATGTTAATTCTTCTTTTTCTAAATTGCCCAACTCTACAATGTCGGTTTCTTCTGTGACAAGTTTTTCTATGATAGAAAGAACTTCCCTATCAATAAATGAATCTAAAACATTTACTGCTGCCTTTTCTAATTCTTCTATAAAAATACTTTGTTTAGTTTCTATTATATCTGCTATTTCGTTTATTGCAGTTTCTTTGAATTCAGATACAATATTATCTATAATTTGTTCTGGTAAATCTTTTACAAAATCTCTTAAAACATCATCCGATAAGATTGCAGTTTTTATTTCTTCTTCTACTAAAGAAGTTTCTATTATCTCAGCGAGAGCCTCTGTGCTTATAAGTTCTGTAAGTTCTGTGACTCTTGTTTGATTATCAAATAAATCTGAAATATCTCTAGTGCTTATAAGATCAGACTCAGATTCTGCAACAACGGCCTTTACCGACTGTGTTATAGACTCTATCAAACTTGTTTTTATTTTTGCAGCGACATCAGCTATTGTTTCTGTGCTGGGTAATGTATCTGCAACTTCAGTTTCTGGTGCGGGTTCTTGTGATAATTGAGAATCTGCGACTTGATCTTCTGGCACTTCAACCTGAACTATGACAACGGGCAAAGTTTCTCTTACCTGTTCGTAACTTTCTGAATCGGATGATAATGTAGAAGATACTTCTGTGGGCAAACTTGCAGTATTAAATAAAGAAACGTGCCATTCCATTGCAATTGCGCCGGCGACAGTATAGTTATAAACTGAAGTTTGATCGATTGTTGGATTTGTTACTTTTAGTTGAATAGTGTCACCATTATTAAATGATGCAGAATTTCCAACATCAATCCCATTTTTAATAATGGTTCCAGTGTTAAAAGTAACATTAACTGGTTGTGAACTTAAATCTGTAACAGTTACTATTTCTGAAAAGAGCTCACTTGGACTCGTGAGTCCAGAGCTCATTTCAACATAGTCTGGTATAAAGAAACTGTCTATGAGTGCCATGCAAACCCCCTCATATTATTTATTATTAAAAAAGGGAACCGAAGTTCCCTTTTTTATTTTACGCCTCTATTAAGAAACGTCTGGGGGAATGAAATCACTGTATTCTGGTCTGATAGAACCACCTCTTACTAAAAGCATAATTCTCATCCCATTACCATATGGTAGCGTTGAATGCATACCAAGATAGGTTCTTTCAGAAGAAGTTGTTGCAGAATTTGTTCCGGTGTGCCAAGTATATGGAAAACGGAAATTCAATTCTTCAGAACTATTGGTTCCTGTGCCGGCTGTGTCTCCAGTTACCGAAGAGCTCTGCACACTATCCAAATCATACTTTGCGTTGTTGGCACCAACATTAACAAAACCTCCCATAGTACTTGCATCTGCTGATGTATAACAAATCAAATCCATTTCATCTTCTGGGTAGATATATCTCTGACTTGTCATTGGGGTTGGAAAGAAAGTAACCAAAGTTTTTCTATCTGTTAGTGCAAGTTGTTCGTATGGATTAATAATAGCAGGACTATCCACTTGTGGAATAATAGCCGACACATGTTTGTCCCAAGGTTTTAATACATCTTGTTCCCTGATACAGAATCTATAAATCGCTTTAGACTCGTTGTGTGGATTCATCCAAGATGCCGGAATATCTGGGTCCGATGGCAATTCAATCAGATATTGAGATGTTGCATTAGGATCAATGGCATAATTCTCATATGCAATAGTTACTACTTGAGAATTTGCAATTTCATCTCTAACGTATAGATGATCCGTTTGCAACATATATGCATAAACATTTTGTTCGTTTCCAAAAACGGGTATTTGAGTAAACTGTGGAACACCATCAGAATCTACAATATATTCTTCAGGAGCAACCGCAGCGTTTATTTCAACATTACTGACATATACACTCAACAAACTCGTATTTTCAAGAGGACCCGTCCCATCACCACTTCTGCCAACTGGATTGATATATCTATTTTGATATCCCGCACCTTTCCATCTATAATTAACTAAAACTTTTGGTTTTTGTCTGGCGATGGTGCCGCCAGACGTGTTGAGCGGATCATAAGACCAATCTGTATCTGTGTCATTAATTTCGTGAATAACTAATTGTCTTAACGAATTATTAACTGGATTTTCTACAGGATGCAAAAACTTAATGCCAAATCTTTTTACTGGATAGGTTTCACCCCTAAATGTATTTGTAAAATTATCAATTGCTTGTACTTCTAATTCCCAATGCACACCCCTTTCCAATTCAACATAGTCTTGGAATTTATATTCGGAGTGCCATCTTGCCAAATAAATAGATTCAATTTCCAACCCTTGGCCCGCTGGTCCCAATCCCCATTGATATGCAGTATTAAAATTAACTAGTTCTGTATAATCTACCCCAAGATATGCAATATCGGGTGCTTGGGAGGAGATCGTCGGATCCTTGGTAGTAGCAATAGTAGGAAAATCTGACACATGAGCTGCCGTAATATAATCTGTGCCAACGGTAAATCCGGGCGAAGTAAGAGAACCAACCTCCGATAAATTGGTATTTGCAACCAAATAATTGTTAAAGTTTCCAAAAGTTGTGCCAGTTGTAGTTGCAAATATTCTATCTTTATCTGTTATAATACTTGAAACTACTCTATCGGTAGATTTTAACTGTCTACCATCAATATCATAAATATCACCTAATTGATCATATTGTAGGTTAACTTGACCGGTAATTGAATTTACAGTTTTACTCCAATTTTGATACAATGCAATATTGGTATTAGAGGCCTCGACAGCTCTTTTACTTGGCGAATAAACGCAGTGTATAGGAGATTTTCCTTCTTCCAATTCTATTTTACCAGATGTATTATTTACATGTCTTTGTATTACAAACCATGCATAGTCATCATCTTGATCTACAGATGCATGATCCCACATAAACAAACCAAGACCGTGGTCTGTGACAGTAAGTCTATATTTTACAGGATATGTTGGAGTAATTAGAGGGTCATCTTTGCCTGCACGTCTGAACCAACCAGAGCGAGACTTTCTAAAGCCATCACTACTATCATAAAAAATATCACATAACTCGCCAGGCCGTCTAAAAGTTGGTCCTTTGATACCATCACGACCTTGTGTACTACTTAAAGTTCCATTATCTGAAATTTGATATTTTGTGCCAGCAAAAACATTAATTTCATCTTTTTGTTCATTATATTCAAACATCAATCTCCATTTTTGTGGAGCTCTACCCTCCAACCAAGCAGAAGATGCAACCAGATCTGTTGGAACTGTAATTCCTGAAGGTATAATATCTTTTTTTGAAGAAAGAATATCAACACCTTTTTCGGATTCTACAATAAATCTCGATCCAATTCTACGAATACAATTCATTACATCAGACTGATTTTGTTGACCATTTTCATCAATTACTGGATAAGAATTTGCGTCTGGACTTGAATATGGATAAATGATATTGAACGATTGTTGTTCTATTTCTTCTTCTGGAATAGACATTCTCCAACTATTTGCGGCATAACGAACTCCAGAAATCATATCTGGTTCTAAATTATTTTCATCTTGTGTAAATGGTGTTAAAATTGTCCCGAATGCAATTGTACCATCGTTAGAAATAGATTCAATACGAACTTCACCTCTGCCATATTCTTGGATGATTCTTTTCTGCAAATCATCAGACGAGAAAACTGCATCAGTACCTGTTATTTTAACATTCACTGATGAGTTGGTTTGATTTGACGCATACGAAACTACGATTGTTCCGTTTTTCATTTTTGAATCAGACCAATCATATGTGTAATGATTTGCATAAGGATGTAAAGTTAAATCCATTGCTAATTGTTTTAAAACGCCATCTTCATAATTACTATAATACTGTGTTTTGGTAAAATAATCTAATATAAGTCGATCATTTGGATTTGGAATCGAAGCATTATTCAATGTAATTGAACCATATGGCGCTACTGACGGAACAATTATAATAATGTTATCAGTTCCTGTAGATGGAGTATTATAAAATGTTATGTTTTGGCCATTTACCAAATAGTCATTATTGATTTGTAATAAACTACCATCTACATAAATTTCTAAATCTCTAGGATCAGATATAGTCGAAACTACAGTAAATATAGTTGTTCCGAGTTTTCTAACATTTATTGTTGAACCTACTGATGGAGCTGTATTAAATGTAATTTCATTATTACTAACACCACCAATTGTATAATCTGTGCCATGAGTTTGCAAAGAACCATCAATAGAAACTTGGTCGGTTGTTGATGGAGTAAAATTCGTCACCGTAAAATTAGTTATGGTTCCATCACCAGAAAAAGCTTGCGTCAGATCACCAACACCATCAAAAGACTCTCTGACAGCAGGAGATGGAGGCGTGTAATAAAACTGCCCTCCATTACTAAAACTATTGTCTCCTTCTAAATTATCTAGTAACAATATCTGACCTGTCTGATCGATCTTTGCTCGAATTACCAAAGTATTTGTTAATTCCGTATCTACATGTCTAGAAAGTGAATATGATGTTGTAGAACCATCACTTACAAAGTATTCTCTAAACATGGGTTGTTGCATAGAAATGAGTTCTATTCTAGATATGGAAAACCCACTGCTTTTGTATTTTGAGTCTAAACTATTAGCCATTTAATTTTGCCTTTATTCGTTTTAGTATTATTTATTACGCAGGCGATGCACCTTCTACAACATCTGTCCATTTAATACTACTTCCAGAAACTTGTAAGAATACTCTCATACCATTTCCATTTGGCATAGTACTCATCATACCCTCATATTTTCTCTTGTTTCTTTTCCAGAAATAAGTATCACCAGTTGGTCCAACATGGCCACCCCATTCAAAGTCATCTCCGGCATCATTTGGACTTGGGTCAATATCAATACCATCAATATTTAAGACATTTCCACTCAAACCATTAGAATCTTGATACTTGTCAATCTCAATAGAACCAGACTGAGTTGAGAAATCAGCAGAAGAAATACAAATCAAATCTAATTCACTTCTTGGATAATAGAATCTTTGTGATGTAAGTTGTGTTGGGAATGAGAATACAAAATCTCTATCCTGTGTAATTGACAACTGTTCTTGCGGATTAATAACCGCATGAGAATCAACTTCGTGCATTGTAGCGGAAACATGGTAATCCCAAGGTTTCAACACATCCTGTTCTCTTACAACAAATCTATTAATAGTTTTTTCCTTGTTTTGATTTCTTTCTGGGAAATCTCTATCAGCAGGACTAGTAATATAATATGAGTTTCTAGCTGGATCACTATAAACATAGTTAATTAATTTTATAATTAATTCAGAACTATGTCTTGGAGCAGTTCTAAAGAATAATGTTTGATTGAAGAAATCGTAAATATATCTTTGTCTGTCATCCCCACTTGAAAAGACTGGGTCTCCAGGCAGTTTACCTGTCAATACACTTGTTGCAGTAATAGTAGACTTTATTAAATGATTTCTTGCATCATGGTCAGCACTATCTGCCTCAAGAATTGTTCCCTCGTTGCCGTAATATTTTACAGCCAACCATCCAAGAACTTGATTTGTCGATTGTTGCCTATATGTATTCTGTGGATCTATGTATTTGAAAAACCTATCATACAATTCAACTGATAAATGCACACTATATGTGTCGTTTGTAGTATCATTTCTATATGTTTGTGTTGCACCAGAACCAGTACTAGGATCGAAATCAATACGATTTTCCAGACCAAGAATAATATTGACAATTTCTTGTGGAATAATAAGGTGTTCTACTTCTACAGGCGTATCTGGAGCTCCATCTACAGTTCTTAATTCAGTAACAGTTTCTGTAAATGCGGGAAGTCTAAAATATCTACCAAGTTCATTAACTCCAGCAGCATCAAGAGACTGAATAAAGCGGCCGCAGGCCTGAGGATCGCCACTTCTTACCCACTCATCATATTGAAGTATATATCCTTTAGTGTCTCTTTCAAGTTCCTCACCATCAACAGCAACAACCATTGATTCCATAACTTTTTCCATATTCTGAACATTTTCATTGTAAAGAATATCAAGTAATGCATATGATGGGTCACTCCATTCACCAAGTGATGCACCAGTTACTGAGTCATTAATCGCAGTATTATTTGCAGCAGCCGCTTGGAAAGATGAAACTCTTTCAATTCTATTTGTAGGGAATACAACATTACCAGAATAATGTGGTGCAAGAGTTGCGTCAACCAACCAAATAGAACCGTCAGCAACTGCGTTGGAGTTGTTTTGCGCGCTTCCGCCAGGAGGAGTAACTTGTTGTCCGTCCCTTGGCAAAGTCTCAAATCCAACAATTTGAAGATCATTAACCTTTGATCTATTTTCAACAAGTTGTCCAGAAGCAATCTTAACCGTTATAGTAGTAGTACTAGGGTCAATTGGTTGGCTTTGATTTATTCTTTGACTAATAGGATTTAAAGAACCTGTGCCGCCAAAAAATGTAATAAATTTTGCTTGTCTGTCTATAATATAATCTTCACCCGCAACCAATGTTAATGTGTTACCTGCGTTTGGGATGTCTTTATATGTGACCACAATTTCTCTATCACCTAAATCATAATTGTCTGTCCAAAAATCCCAAAGCGGAAATGAACTAGGATCGGGAAATGCGGGATCATGCTGTCCGCCAAAATCTCCAATCACTTCTGGATTGCCATTAACTGGAACTAATTGGGTCAACAATGCAACATTCTGTTTAGATCTTAGAGCGTCAACACTAGAACTACCTGGCGCTGTTTCCCACGTAGCTAACGACCAGTAATCAGTTGTGTTAGTAGTGGCACCACCAATAATCCCTCTATCCAACTCCTGTTTAACACCCTGATTAAGATTTTGAACATTTGTTGCACTCAAAAGACCTGCCGTATAACCATATCCTGTAAAATCTAATGCATTTGTATATCCATTAAATACTGGTGTTGCACCAGTTGCACTTATATACATTGTTGGACCTTCTGTTTCTAGCATTTGTCCCAATGATGTGTAAATATTTGGAGATTTTGTCAAATCATTTACATCAGACGAAGAATAATACTGATTTAGGTCAGAAATGTCTACTGGACGTTTGGCAGGAGAATACACGCAATGTACTGGAGACTTTTGTGTAAACTCTGGTTGTCCTGTTGTTTGATCAACGTGTCTTTGAACAACAAACCATGAGTAATCATCGTCTTGATCTACAGAAGCCTGATCCCAAAGAAACAATCCCATTCCATGATCGGTAACTGTTATTCTGTATGACATTGGATAAGTTCTAGAAATATTATCTTCAGTTTTTCCAGATCTTCTAAACCAGTGTGACTTTGCCTTTACCATTTCATAACCAATTGTTCTACCAGTATTTGGTTCTAAGTATACATCACACAATTCTCCTGGCTCTCTATAAATTGGAGATTTAATACCATCTCTAGTTTGACCAGATGATACAGACATATCATCTAACAATTGATATTCAGTTGCCACATTAACTTTAATTGACTGTAGTTTACGATCCCACTCAAATCTAATTCTCCATTTTTGTGGTCGTCTTTGACTTTGCACCTGATAATATTCTGGAATCAGATTATCATCAGATAATAGATCGACTCCTTTTGTAGACTCCACCAAAAACGAATCCGTGATATCTCTAAGTGCTGCCTTAACAGCTGTTGGAGTATTTGAAACTGGTTTTGGATAAATTAAGTTAAATCCCGGCTGGAATTTTTCATTTTCTTCATAGAAGAGCATAAACGCATCACTATTTTTTACCTTAGTCAACTCCAAAAGTGCTGTATGAGATTCACTAGATGTAAATTGAAGGGTATAGTCTCCAGTAACCGTTGCAGCAACATCTAATTGTAATGTCGCAGTTGGCCAATAGCCAGGAACATTTGTGCCTGTTCCAGTATTTACATTACCACTAACAACGACTCCATCTGGGTCCAAAATAACAAATTGATCGTTGTGATTAATTGTGATTGCGCTACCAGTAACATTACTACTTACATCACCCTGCACAAAACCAAATTTAATAACCTCTCTTCTATCTCTTAAAGTTTCGGAGTAATATGTATTAATCTGATAATGGTTTGGATCGTTCAGATCAGTTGAACTTACATCAATTTCAATATACCCAGTATTATCGGTTGTACCAAAGGGATTTGTCGTAGGATCGGATTTTGGTGGTTGATGGCGAATAACAGATACTGCTACGTCATCCAAAGTTGTTGCTTCAGATTTTAACGCATTTGTTAAATCATAATCTTCACTATCAAGAGCCTCTTGTATTGGTCCATATCCTAGTTTTCCGATCATAGCTCCATAAGGAACATCCAAAGAATGTTTCCAAATATACGAAATTTCAACATCAACATCAGAACGATCTAACACCCATCCCCAAGTTTTGGCACTTTCTAAGAAAATTCTAAATCTACTTGTTCTATTAACTCTGTCAGAAGAAACAGACCACGCAGAATCTGGAATCACTTTACCATCAACAGCGATTCTAAATTCTCCGTCACCTAAGTCATTGAGGGTTAATGGAAAATTACCAATATATAAATCTGTTTCGTCTACACCAGTAGCTGGCGTAAATGAATGATTTTTAAATGTAAAACTAAATTCTTTTACACTTCTAAAAATTTTAGAACCAATTCTTGCACTTTCCAATTGATCCGTAAATGCATAATCTTGTTCTACACCAAATTTATTATCTAGTCCATATACTGTAGTGTATTGATCAATTTCTGCTGGCAATATATTCGCTGCAGGAACAAACGCAGAATGATCTGTTTTAAGTACATAATTTGCCTTTTCGGGAATATTTCTAAAAACTTCTGGAGTTTCGAATGGATGCACTGTTAAGTCTTTTGCAAGTTGATATAAAAGTCCACCATCAGTTCCTGTCCAATTATCTTCTGATTCTTGATAACCAATAGTTACTTTTTCACCAGAAACTGGCGCAGTTTGCGGTAAAAATTCCAAAGCTCCATGTTCGCCTATGTTAGTAATATATCGAACAACACCCAAACCAGCGTCCAAAGAGCCTTCGGTATAGGTATTTGCTTGCCAATTATTAAATTCTATCAATGGTGATTGTGTAGAATCTGCGAGCAAGTTGTTGCCGGTGTTTCTGTTCAGAGCGATTCTTATTTCTCCAATTTTAATTTCCCAAACCCAAGTTTTATCTTGAAAATCTGGTTTTGAGCGCAGAACATAAATCGTATTTGAACCAATAGCAGTATGTGTTTCCACATTCTGTCTATGAGGAATATCTATAATCTCTGTTCTTTGTATGCTATACCCACTTGAGAGCGCCATTATTTTCTCCTCTAAGCCTTTTTTAGTTACTTAATTCTATTTATAAAAAAACAATACACATTATTTAAATATTAATATCACTATTATAGATATTTTGGGCCTGCACCAAGCACATAACTCTCATTCCATTTCCATTGGGTAGAGTTGACCTTATACCTTGATATCTTCTATAATCTATGTTTGTACCATCGTATTTGTATGTTTGCATTGGGACATTACTACTTTCCGCGACAACTTCAGCAGACGAGAAACAAATCAAGTCCATTTCTTCTTTAGGATACATGTACCTTTGACTGGTAAGTCCTGTAGGAAATGTAATTACAAATCTGTTATCGTCCGTAATTGCAAGTTGTTCTTGCGGATTTATAATTGCATTACTATCTGTCTGGTGTTTTGTAGCTCGTTTGTGTGCGTCCCAAGGTTTCAATATATCCATTTCTCTAATAACAAATCTCCATATTTTTTTCTCTAAAAATTCATCTGCGAGATAGTCTTCTCTATCATAAGGATTTAAAATGTATAGTGAATCTGTTAACTCAGAAACATTATAACTATTTCCTTGTGGATCGTATATCGGCCCCAATTCGTTGTCTACTGTTTGTAAGTTTGCAGCAGATTCTGAAAAATAAACCCCAAAATCTCTAGGCGTTATTCCTTCTCTAGAACATGAATAAATGCAGTGTACAGGAAAACGACTGGCCTCATCAGTTCTTGGCAATCCAGTTTCGTTATTAACTGTTCTTTGACAACAAATCCATGCATAGTTATCATTTTCATCTACGCCAGCTTCATTATATAATGCTAAGAAAAATCCTCTTTCTGTAAGAGTGACTCTATATGTTATTGGATATGTGCCGGCAACATTTGGATTTGCATCAGACGCAAGTGGAAATCTTTTAAACCATCCAGGCCCTTTTCGTTTATTTCTAAATCTAACAGAACGGGAATCAGAAGCAGGTTTGGTAACAACAATAACTGCACCATCAGCTGGGGCCACAGTAAAAGTTATATTATTTCCACTAACTGTATAATCTACTGCAAGAGTTTTAGTTGTTCCATCTACAACAACCGTATCTGTATTTGCAAATGCTGGAATTTGTGTTATTGTAAATAGAGTTGTTTCCCCATCGCCCACAAATTGTTCTGATTGCGCCGTGGCAACCCAAGTAATATCTTCGTGATTGATATCTACAATTTCCCCAGGCAATCTAGAGACAGCTGTATTAATTGTTAATCCATTTTCGAGTGTAATTAATCCATCATTATAAGATAAATTATCTGACGTATTACCATCAATAAAAATTTGATTTTTAGTTCCAGTTTGAATTTTTAACCATGTGTATGCTGGATTTGGAATACCAATACTATTTTCCCAACCTGTATTTAACAAAACATTAATTTGGTTATATCCTATATGTGCTGGAAATGCTTGCGCAAACTCTGTGTCATCTATTGTATTTCCAGTGACATATTCTACACCACCAATTTCTCTCAATTTAATATTTAATTGGTATAGTTCGTAGGCAAATTCTTTGTCTTCAGCATACAACCTTGGTCTTTCGTCGTATTCCATTCTCATTCTATATTTTTGATCTACACCTCTGGTTACTGTTCCTTGATTTGGTGACATATAATCAGATGTTTCCAGAATCACCACATGCTGTAATTTTATTCCGGCTCTAGGAGAAGAAGGTGCGTCTACTCCAAAGTTTGCTGTACCAGAATAATCCAATCCAGCGCTTGGATCCCCAATTTCTGTAAAAAAGTTTCTGGTTATATCGTTACCAGTGACTGCATCTACAAGTTTATTCGATTGCTCAGGAACACCATCCCACATTTGCCAAGATCTTATCAAATCTTGTCTAAGAGTATCTAACAAGCCAGCATTATCAATTGGGGCCCCACTACTAGAAAACCCGCCTGGTCCCTCAATTTTAGTAAGACCTACTCTTATAGTTGATGCCCCATAATGTTTAAATGTATTTAAATCTATCGGTGTCGTCATATTTTTACTCTTTTTGATTTATAGATAATTATATTTATCTCGTTTTCAGCCTTCTATTCCATAAAATCCAATTTTAACTGCAATATCATATAAACCAGAACCATTGGGTATAAATTCTTCATCATCTGAAAATGCCAATACTGCTATTTGATGGTCAGATAATTGTGGTATGAAAAAACTAGAAACTATTTCTCCCCCAACTGTCCCATCATCTTTTTCCAATGCCGCGCCAATCTCTTCGTTTACAAAAAGATTATTAGCCCAAGTTTGCGAATCTTCCATCAAAAAATAACCAATTGTGTAAAATCCATTTGTTTTAAATTTTAAATCTACATTAATTGTAGTTAAAGCGATTGGACATTCATTTGGATCTATGCCTAAATCTATTAGACTTTGATTTGTCACAAGTGGGCCACGAAATGCAACATCTCTAATTGGCGTATAAAGCGCTGGTTGCAATGTTGAATGATAACTCTTTAACATTACATTTGCATTAATGTTTGTCCCATATATAGTGCCAGCTGATACTGATTGAGTGGCATTTTCAAGACCCTGCAACCTAACAGAATAAACAAAATTATCTTCTTGATTTGAACTTGTCCAAGGACTTGTCACTATAGTATCCATTATCTCCACCCACTTCCTCTATGTTTAATTGTATAATATGTCATATCATAAGAAGAATGCTGACGGGAAACACCGTCCGGTCCAGTGACATAAAAATCAAACTTATTTTTGTCTCTCCACTCATAATATGCGATCCAAATCGGATAGTATTTATCTTTAGTGAGATAAACATTACCACTTGTGTTACATTTGTAACGACGGTTTCCAAGATACCCCGTCACTTTATTACTATCAGTCGATTGTCCAAATCCTTTATCTTTACCACCATGAACTGCGTGTCTACCAAGCCAAATAGCAGAACCATCATCCGAACATACTGTAAATTTAAAATGTCCAGTTTGTTTCGGAACAAAAAATCCTCTCCATTCATAAGTGTCAAGCAGCAAACGAGTGCCACCTCTGTCTATTTGTATTTTCCCAGTTCTGGTTGCCGTATAGGTTCCACCAACACCAAATCCAGAAGGGCCCCCATAGCTAAGTCTTAAATTTCCTGTGTCGTGATAATACTCCAAAAATCCATTTCCATATGTTGGTAAATCTTGAATATAGTTTCTCAATATATCACCAACTTTTGGTTTATCTCCATCATAGTAAAGAGTTTTTCCATTGTCACCAGTTATTTTCCAATCTCTTGTGCCAACCGAGTCAACATCAACTTTTGCAACTCGACTTCTACCATCATATCGATCAACTTCAACAATTGAATCGCCTATCATTTCTGGTTCACTAAAAGTTGTTAAATTTCTTGCAATTGAAGTGTCTGTAGTAAAGTGTGGATAAACCTTTTTCCAAGAACCATTTTCCTTTACCCAAATATCTTTAGGTTCTTTCCAAACATTACTGTCTTTTACAAATATTTCTTTGGGAACCCACCATTTTGCTGTGCCATCATCTATTGACATTGGACTATCAATTGGTGACTTTATTGTTTGTGGCTTAATCAATGAAATTATATTTCTGTCGAACGTTGTACCCTTTACTGACAATCTGTACCATTTATAAGTAGAAGGAGTTTCGAGTTTTGCACTTACATATAAATTACTATCTATATCTAGTCCACCATCGCCATACAAATCATTAAATGTCCCATCGGTATTAAAAGTGAAGTGAAATTTTCTTTTCTGTTTTATAGTTTTTTCTATTTCTTTGTAAGTCGTAACATTTGAAATTCCAAATCTATGTTTTTGTCTTTCTGGACCATTTGGTTTGTTATATCTAAACTGTAAAATATGTTGTCCTGTTAAATGTTTAACTTTAAATTTATAATTAGTCCATACAGTATCAGAATCAGAATTTAAAGTAATTTTCAGCAGTTTTTGCGCACCTTCGGCCAATTCGACATTATCATCCAAACCACGAACATCTACTATCAATGTTTCGTCACTGAGGGGCGTTTTTCCTCCGTTTGAATTATTACCAACAATTGCCCAAAACTCAATATAATCACTATCTGTCAAATCTAATGGTAAAGGAAATATTCCACCACCAGCCGATGATGCAGACTCACCCCAATTATCTGGAGAAAATGATCTATATCCTGTTATTTTATCAAATTCCGAATTACTTGGTTTTGCAAAATCACCACCATCTCCCGATCCATTTCCAAAATTGTGTCTGCGCACATCAAGTTTTTGATTGTATGTTTTTCTTGAATAACTCGAAGGTATCGAACCGGAACCAATTCTTCCAACCTCATACCAAGGTCCGTTAAAATCTACCGCACCTTCGAGTTTAACTATATCTTCTTTTGCGCCAAATGCCTCTGTCCAATCAACGTCCACTCTAATTGCTAGGTTATTATCAGAATCTTTGTATGAGTGGTTTGGACCAATAGAAAATGGTGGTGTGTAAACTCTCTGAGGAATATTGACTAAACTTTGTAAGAGATTACCTTCTGGCGGATAAACTTCTCGCAGATCTTCATATAATCTAGATTCTTCTCTTGGCAAACCTATAGCCTTTTTTCTATCCCAACGCAAATTTATATTTGTCGAGATTTCAGTTGAAGTTTGAGAGATTGTATCGTCTTTGATTAGTAATGGCATTTAAATATCCTTATATTCTATACCAAACATCACCATTATTTCCAACACTGTTGTTAGGATTTGCAGATGAAATATACTGATCGTGAACCGACTGATTACCTAAATTTCTATATGTAATAGATGTAATATGTCCAGCGGAATCTGTAGTAACTTTCCTAATGACTGTAGTACCCGTCATAGTATCCGAAGATGGATTAGTTCCTTGCAATGCGTGTGACAAAGTAACATCATTACCACTCACACTTCTTGTAATTAAAGAATTATCTGATAATACATTAGACGCAGATATTTTACCATCAATTTCTGTTGCTGAACTAGCTATTGCAGAACCAACATATCCTAGTGCAGTCCTAATTGCAGAGACTTCTGCATCCAATGCTAGAACATCTAACTTAACATTATTGTTATTTGCAATTGTACCATCCGTATCTATATTACCATCTGCATCAAAACCCAAAGATGTTAGTAATGAACTAATAAGTGAATCTGTCGCATTAGCCTGTACTTGTACTACCGAAGTAGCACTAGTTAGTGTTGAATTTACATTATTAAGAGATTGTGTTAGTGTCTGATTGAGAGAATTAACACTACTATCAATCTGACCCGACAAATCACCAGACAATTTAACGTGTAAGGACTCAATAGTGTTACTAATACTAGTCCCTCTATAACTAGCATCAATATCAGTTAAATTTCCAACAAGCGTTTCGACATTATCTGTTTTTGTTTTAACTTCGTTCACAGCACCAACAACATTTTGGGCCGTAGTGTTTAATCCATCGTCGGCACCAATCAAGTTCTGTGTATATAAAAGACTTGCTCTGTTTTGATTTGTTTTAGTTGCCCATGAATCAAATGTATCAGTTCTTAATACTTCAGATGTTGTTGGATATGTCATTTTAATTTCTCTCTAAAAGTTTAGTTAACATTTGTTTTATTTCACTTACATCAGACTTTAGTTTTTCAATTTCTTCTCTCTTGTCTTGTTCCCTTGAAACTCGTTTAAGGTATTTAAGATATGCAGTATCGTCATTATTAATAATTGCTTTAGAAAATGAATCTCTTAATAAATTTTTATCTTCTTTTACAATTAATTTTTTATTTTCCATACTCATATTTATAAACCTTTATTTACTTCGCCAATGCAATAATTCTAAGATCTGTGACTTTTGGAACCACAGCTGTGTTATTTGACTTCAATACTATTTTGACACCCAAAGAAACAAATTCTTCTAAATTTTGAACATCAAATTCATAATCTATAAAGCTACCATCGGGCGTGGGATTCGAAAATCCTTGTGGTTTAGTGAATTCTACATAAGGCATTTCTCTGTATATATCACCTTCGGAAGTTTTTATTTTATAATAGAAATCTATATCTGTATCAACTGGTTTTGAAACCGCAACCCTCATATTAATAGATGTTGCTGGATTTGCAAGTTTAATTTCTCTTGTGATATATTTCGCAAGTCCCGCGCCGCCCTGTGCGCTAGTTTCAAGATCCTCTTCTGGAGTATTTGAAACTACAAGTGGATTATTAATTCTATTAGAAATAAGAGTTGCACTCACTCGTTGAAGATCTAACATTGGCGAAAGGTGAGATACATCACTGTTCAGTGTAATTTTATAAACAAGAGATTTCCTATCTACATTATTACTTTGTCCAGCGAACCAATCTTCGTTAATAGAGTTTGAAACGAGTCTTGGAGTTTTAAAGAATGTATTTTCATTTGGTTCAAAATCTCTGTACAACAAATCTTTAACGCCAGGAGTATAAATTGTCTGACCAAGTGAGCCACCAGATGTTGTTTTCATTTGATATCTTATACTTGTATTTGGATAAGTTGTAGTTGTCAGTTGAGGACAAATAATATCATATCTGTAATTTACTAAAACATATGCAGAATCGATATCAGTTCTATATGGGTCTACGACAGCATCAAACCTACCACTACTAGAAGCTGTTTCTGACGAACCAGGCAGTGGCCACAAGGTCTTTACAAAATCAGATGGAGCTCTGGAATAAGTTTGAGTACTACCACCAAATTGTGTTGCCAATACGGCCGGATCAGTAGAAGTTAGATTATTTGTGTGATCTTGTATAGTAGATTGTTTTTGATTGTTTATATCAATTGTAAAAGAGTCTACATCAAACGCAACAACTTTATGGAAGCCGTTTATTTTACCACCACGAATTCCAGATGTGGCGCCAGTATCAGTTGTACCACCATAAATTGTCGTAGAAAGAAGTCCATCAATACCAACATAAAAGTTATTTGTATAATTTACTTCATCTACAATACCGTGATTTGGACAATGAATTTTGACTAATGTAGAATCTTTTGTTGTTTCAATTGACCTTTTACCAAGTTTTACCTTTTGTACAATTTTAGAATTATCATCTTTTGGAGAATTTACAAAATAAACTTCTGATGGTCTAGAATTATCAAATTCCTGTCTGTAGAGTGTAAATTTAATATCTTCGTTTTGTTCTGCATTCCATGCTTGGTTATTTGAAGATTTAAACATAACTCCTGCATTTGGTTGTTTTGAGATAATACCAGAACCATCAAGTGCTTGTTCTCCCAACCGTGACACATGTAATCTATAATCAACCGAGTCGGTGATAACTACAAAACACACTTGAGTTCCTTCTTCTACATATACTGGTGAAGGAAATTTAAAATTAGTAGCTACACTACCATCAGCTGATGTAAATATTTTTTGACCAACATATGAAGCTTCACCGGTCGTTTCATCAATTTCAACCCCCCAAGCTGGTTCTAATACTGCCGCTTCCCCAATAATCATTTGGCCAGGATATCCATTAACAACATTTCTCAATTCTACTCTAATTGGAGTAAGATCCTTTGTTGGAATTCTTTGGAAAAACAAATCAATTGATGAAAGATAACATCCCCCAGCTGCTTCTGTCGAATCCAACTCAAAAGTTTGTGCAATTGGGTCAAAGAAAAAGAAAAACGTGGCAGCTGCCGCGAGTGCACCTCTGCCATCAGAGCCTCTGCCATCAGAGCCGCTATCAGTTTCCTGAACTGGAGCCGGTAAAGTTCCATTTCCAGTAATAACTCTTCTGGTATCATTTTCAATAAGAGTTCTATTATCACTTAAAGCTGTATTGGTAAAATTAGGAACCCTCGTGTTTACAAAAGTTTCTTGTTTAGTGTCGATAAATCCAGAAGCAGCAAACATCGCAGATGCCTCAGTACCAACATCAGTAGAATTTGGAGTTGGCTGATCAGACAATCTGAATTCTTTTTCTCCGACTCTAAATCTAATGTTATCCGAGGATGGTAAATCGAAGAAACCACGAATAACTCCATTACTATTAGTTCTTAATGTTGCACTATCAAATTCTGACAAAAATCTACCAACAGGCATGGAGAGATCGCCTTGGAGTACAGACCCTTCCCCACCTCTAATAGTTAGTTGCATAGGTTCCCCAGCATTTGGGTCAGTTCCTTGGAAATCAATCCCCTCCAATGGTTCATCAGTTCTAGTAGTAAAGAATCTTAAACTATTTGTAGAAACATATTCTACTCCATACACAATTCTTTCGGCGCCACTAGTTAATCCAACAAGTCTGGCCACCCCTAATTGTCTATTAATAAAATCAAAAAGCATTCCGTTTGGTCTAGAATCAGTTACACCCTGTCCTAATATTTCAAGAGCAGTTTGACCTAATGAGTCTACGACAACTTCATCAATTGGTGTGCAGAATTCAGACACATCAATACCATCAAATGTTGCATAAAGTTTTGTAGTTTCCTTCATACCAGAGCCAGTAAAGAAAATTCTTTTTTCTCTCATAAAAGGTATAATCTCAGTACTGATCATTCTATCACCAAAACTATCAGTAACAATAGAAGAATTGAGGTCAACTCGTCTACCCGTTCTTTCCTGATCCGTTAAAATATTAAATGATTCAGTAACACTATCTTCCCAAGTAAGTGTGTTCCAATTTTCATCTCTTTCATTTTCTACCCTACTTACTATTTCCTCGCCTACATTTGTTGTTTGCCAAGAATTCCAATGTGTGCCCAAAATCCCCATTTCGTTTGCAAGGAATTCAAAGTTATCAAACATATTATCTCTATTAATTTCCAAATCTGGTCTTCTATCAACTTCTCTCCAATCATCTGAACTTGGAGATAAAATTAGATTGCCCTTATACATTGCCTCTGCAAATGGATTTGGATTTACATATTTTGACGAAACTGTATTTTGGGCGACTACACTTTGACCAGCGAAAGGTAGATAAATTTGTCCATTGTGCATTTCATAATTATTAGAAACAACATCTGTCAAAACCATATTGACATTTCTTTCATCACCCTTTGGTCTCATAAGACGTTTTTTACCATCAACTGCAATAGAGTAATTGGGATCGAAAACATCACCAATGCCATGACCTACAAACGGCTCAACAATAAATCCATTTTTAAATCTGTCTAAACCATTTTCATCCAAAATAACTAGATCTTTTGTTTCTTTTTCGAGCAAAGAAAGTGTAGTGTAGTATTCTAATGTGTTAATTCTTTTTTCAAGTTTTCCGATATCTCGCATCGTGTATCGTTTATTTTCAACTTTTTCTATGATAATATCTTTTGGACTTAAAGTGAATGGTCTGTTTGACAATTTAAATAAAACCATACCTTCACTTGGGTCTTTTGGATATTGCGGACTCATAGAAGAAGCACCATAAATAACTTCAAATTGACCGTTCTTGGTCAATATTACTTTATCTTTCCTTGGCAGATATTGACGATAATCAGTAATAACTGTCGTTTCATTTATAGGAAAATATACGTTATTTGCTGTTTCTCCAACTTTCAAAAAAACTTTATCAGGGTTAGTTGTGGCTGTAACAGCGGGTCTAAAATCAAGAACATCTGTTAAAAAATTACCTTCAAATTTTGGAATGCTTCTATAATCAACATTTCCATATGAGTTTACAGAAGCATAATCTCCTGAACTATGTGAAAAATAATCATAAACAACTACAGGTCTACCAGCACAAATAGTTTCTCTTGGTTTCAGTCTGGCCTGCCCAAGTTTAAGTACGCCTGGTCTCTGTCCATTATCAAAATCGTAACTATCGGTGATGTCTAAAATTTTTGCCGGTTGTGAAATGCCGTTTCCAAAATTATATCCATGCGCCTGCGCTGGTGTATTTGGGATAGGAGTTCCTGCCGCAATAGCTATATTGTATTCTTTTGCAAACGGCGCATCTGGATAAAGAGCAGGATCGAGGTTATACGGATTTGTAACACCAGTTGCCTCGTAGTAACTCCAAGCCTTATAGGCAAACTCAAAGTCTTCCTTAGTCATATCACTAATATATTTTACCGTTCCAAAAATATCTGTTTGAAAGACCACATTCCAAGGATGGCATGTATCATAAATTGCGTGTAATTTAGAAATATCTGAATTTTTTAGTTGTAGATAATCTAAACTATAAGAAACTGAATTGGCATCACTAAACGTGCCGTTAAAAGAATTACCCAAGGTTCCTATGGCGTCACCTTCCGCCCCAAACTTATCATCAGTTTCCATAATGGTGGGTGTTATTGTCTCTGGATTTGTCGGTTTAGTTAAATCTGCGCCCGAAGAAGAATCTAACAAACTATACGGTAAGTCAACTTGTCCCAACACCAAAGTTTTAGTTTTTTCTTGTGGGACACTAATCACTGTTGGTGCTAGGAGAACAATTTGCGAAATGCCGAGCGGGATTTGCTCTATAGTTATCTCTCTATTTCCTACAGCACTATTAAAACTAACCTCAATATTTCCAGCAAACTCAGTATCACTTAATTTGGGTTGGTTGTCTATAATTTCACCATATGTGGGAGTTGCACCACCACTGGTTTTTGTGTAAATTTGGTATCCATCATTAGAATCACTCCAAATTGGGTAAAAAGATTCATTCAAATTTGAAGTTACAATAGTTGCCGCCTGATTAGTAACTGAAGCTGTGTATTCTTTCAATAACGTATATGTTGTGTCATTTGTAATTGAACCAGTCTGTTCATCAACATTTCTCAAAGAACTCACAAATTTACTTCCAGTTTTTACTATGTTAGAACCACCAGTTTCAAATACATTTTGGTGACTATAAATTTGAGCGGTAAGTGATAATTCTGATCTTACTTCATCCTCAAACGCAATTCTTTCATTCGATGTCAGAATGCTATTAAAACCAGCATTTGTTCCGACTGTATTACCATATCCTAGAGTCTTTACCAGAATATTGTTGTCTTCAGATGTATGATATACAATACCCAAAGAAGCTGGTAATGACGAACTTGGTGGACGATCTTTGCTCTTTATAATTTTTTTATCAATGCCACTAACGACTGCACTTGCATTATATAATTTATATTGACTTAGAACTGACCCAGTGAAATTAGGTTTTAAGTTAGAAGTATTGCCTGACGATTGTGAAATATACTCTGTGCCCGCGATACCACGAACATCTTCCCAAGAATATCTGTCCTTTTTAAGTCCAGTGTATGCATCTACATATTCTGGAGTTCTGAATTCTACATCATACAAATAAACTTTGTAAATTAAATTTGTTCCCTGAGGAAGTGAACCGGGCGATGTGATCGTACCTGATGTAGCAAACAAAGATTTTTCATAATCATTTTCAAAATCGCCTGCATAATATTCAATAGATTTTATTTTTGCGGTCCCTACAACATCAATTTGATGTATATTCGCAGTTGTAATTGCATTAGTATCTGGCCATAGTTCTGATGTTGTATCTGAGGTTGTTACAAATCCGTTAGTTGTAGTATTATAGTAGTAAGTATTGCCTTGATACCAAGTGGTGTTTACAAGAATTGCTCTATCATTTATTTTTGGCAAAGACATCAAATCACTAACATAAATGTAATTGCCTAAATTTACAGGCAGTCTCACATTATTTTCTTGTTTTTCATCAAGTGCTCTTTTATAATTAATATGAGTTTTGCCAATTGTGTTAATTCTATATCCTTGCACATAAGCTTTACCACTGTCAATACCTAAATCCATATTTGCCCTAAGCGCGTCCAAAAGGTTTTGATGTGTTCTGCCAGGATAATATTTAGTTCCAGTTGTATCTAATCCTTGATCTGGATATGCAGTTAAATCTGTATTTGTGATTACATGTGCGTAACCTTCTTTTGTGACTGAATTAACCATTCCAGTGTAATCGGCAAAATTATTTCTTGCATATTCTTTGGCGTCAAGTTCAGTCGCAAATTCATATGATGCCATAGTTTTGACGCCACGATTGCCATTTTCATTAAAAAGATTTTTAACTTCTAATTGAAACGGTTTTACAGTATAATTTCCAGATTCCTCAAAAGTTCTTCTTGCCAAAGTATCTTCTATTACAGAATATTCAGTAGAGTTTGTAAAACTTTTTAAAACCCCATTTTTCAATTCAATTAACAAAACAAAATTAGAAGTATCTTTTGAATCGATAGCTCTTTTTACCAAATTCAAACGCATACGATATCTATCTGCACCGGGCGCCTGAAAGTTTGTAGTACCTTGTGCATTATCAAGTAAAGAATTGTCCGTACTCGAAGTAATAATATCTTCGATAACTTCCAAACCTACTTTATATGTTGACAAATTAGTGTATTTATCAAGTGCAATTGTTTGTGCAGCAACTATAGTCATAAATCCTTGAACATAATATATACCATCTTCGATTAGTGCCAAACAACCAAGACCAGTAGGTCTTTCTGAAAGTGGCCTTACTTGACATTCATAGGTACTCTTATTTGGTTCAATTACTGTTTTGATAACCTCACCAGGCAAAAATTTACTATTGGAACCAATCTCTAAATTAAATGCTGCGAGTGCTTCTGCTTGAGTTGTGTATGTGGTTCCGCCATCTGAAATTGCAGTAAAATTTGTTGATGATACATCACTAACTCCAGATTGATATTTCAAATAAAGCGTATCAGGATCATCACTTGATGTGGTGCCTGTTTTACTTTCGGCATGAACAACTAATGCGCGAATTCCTGTTGTTCCACCAACAACAGTTCTGCCCACAAAGTCCTGTGGGGTGTTGTAACTGTTTGCACTATTAAAATCTATTTTAATAAAATCTGCTGCCAAGTCCACTGATGGTGCGCCAGGGACAACCATCGCACCTTCCTTGAAAAAATGATTTGCCATTTTACTGACTTGATTCTGCAAAATGGTCTGTGTCTGAGTCAATTCTCTTGCTTGCACAGAATGTCCAGGCCTAAACAGAATTCTTAAATAACTTTTTTCTATATCGTAATCGTCATAATATGGAGTTATGTTGAAATTGGTTGCCATGTTATTTCTTCTCTTTTAATATTTTTTTTATTCAAATTAGAATTCAAATACAACTTTAATATCTTCGATTTGATCTACTGCCCGTGTGATTGGATGTCTATTTTCTACATATAAAACTTTTCCAGAACCACCTACAATATTAAATTGAGTATCACCATCGTTATATTCACTATTGGCAGGACCTCTGTATGTAGTTTGGGATGCAAGTTTGTTTGTATAAACATCCACTGGATCAGCAATAATACTTACCTGTCTAAATGCGGAAGTAGAACCAGTTACAGGGAAAACTGATTTTGTTACCGAATTTCTTGTGTCTGGTTCATCATATTCCAGTTTGACTGCGACCATTGCATAGTAACCATTCAATTCTTCTACTGGATTATGACCATGACCAACTTCTGGTGAAATTTGTGGTTCAACTTTCGCAGAAGATACACTAGTTGGGTCGACTGTACCACGAACTTCGGCAGTAGCGTATGTATATCCACTACCAATATTAGTAATAATAATTTCAGAAACTTGATCTCCGGTCAAATGTGCATAAGCAGAAAATCCTGTTCCATCGCCGGTTGTAAGAACGACATTTGGCGCTATACTTACTACGCCAGTGCCATCGCCCTCTCCAGCTGCAAAGGCACTTTCGATAGTTACGGTAGCTGTGTTTGTGTTTGAATCAAAAGACCAACCTGTAATTTTTCTTTGATTTGCAGTAGCAGCACCATCTTTCAGATAAACTAATGCATAATCTGTGTAATCACTAGCTGCAGCTGCGATATTTGCACCACCAGTTATTCCCAATGATATTGTAGTTGTGCCTTCGCCTGGAGTAGTAGAAGATTCTACAATCATTGCATTGTAACCACTACCACCGGCATGGCCGCTATTATCGTTGTCGTCGACAATATCAATCCACTCAATTGCGCCTGGAGATGCAGCTGCGTTTTGTTGGACTTGCCACTGTACATAGTCGGCAGAAGAAGTATCGGATGGAATTGAAGTGATATATTTTACTGGAAAATAATCTTTCGTTAGAAATTTTAATGCTTGATCTAATTTAATTGAATACATATATTTCCAAACATATCCATCGGTTGTGTGAATTAATGCGTTGCTTGTGCCTGTAGGTTTGACCGTAGATGCAGTTGGTTGCACACCTTGTGACGAATTAAGATATCTTTTGTTATTAATAACTTTATAGACATTATACTGATTGTTTGCTTCCGTCAAAACATATGAATTTGGTATCACTTCTTCACTACTTTTATAATTATACATTGTATATTGTGTATTAGTAGTCCAATTGATTCTTGGAACTGCTAGGGTAATTGTGTCAGCATTAACTTTTTTCACAGCTGTAAGTGCGTTCTTTGCGGAATTTCTTCCAGAGATAGAATCTTCTGGAGTTGGCGGCAAATTATCATCCTCCCAAGATGTGTGTTTACCAATTCCCAAGAACAAATTATTAAAAATAGATTTGTTGTAAAATGCCCAGTTAACACCACCATCACTGACAACACCAGTTACGTGAGTTGGTGCATTTGGTCCTGCTGTACCATCCGATACTGCAACATATAAATTTGATGCATTAAGAACTACTTGTCCTTCAGTATATGCTTCTCCAGTTGACCATAATGCAGTTTGTTCATTTACGGCCTCAATAAACTGTTGAGCATTAAAAATTCTAAGTTTATTGGTAATTATTGCTGACATGACGTTACCCTTTGTCGGTTGTGTATTAATTTGTTTCTTTTATTTATAATATTTTTTATCGCCTAAATTTGTTCAAGAGAATTTAACTCATTCCAAGTAGTAGGAGCACTGGAATATGCCGTTGTAATAGATTCGTGAGCTATGTTGGTTTTAATGTTTGATTTATTTTCAATATTTTCGATTGTTTCTAAATACAACTCATTATCGATGCTCTGTGGAGTTTGATTGAATTTCATTCTCTCCACAGAATTATAATTCATACCACTATTTAATCTATTGTTAGGGTCTTTTGGTGTAGTTACTCGCATAATTTTTGGATAAACATTAATCTCAGAATCTAAGTTTATATTTTGACCACGATCGTATGAATCTACAATCTGGCCCCAAATCATTTCATAGAATTCGTGCGACTCTAGACTTGAATATGGATTTCTAGATGTTACATAACCATATTCTTCTTCACCATTTGGGTTTTGTTGAACTCTCACAATACCAGCAAGAGTTTTCTTTTGTGGGTGTAATTCTGCCTCATCTTCACTACTAAATCTATATCTGACTAATTTTTCGAAAGGAATTTCTCTGTCAAATCTGAATTTAATTCTATCCAAACTTCTATACTGATTACTCAATGATGGAACTTCTTCACCAATAGAATCTATCATAATTACGAATTTTTCATCTCTTGGATCCGCACCATCTCTAATCGCACCAACCCAATATCTATTGACTCTTTCAACATTTCCCCTAAAAACCTTGTCCCATCTAAATTCGACTTTATCGCCAGGGGTCGCACTCAGAGAACATACACCAAAACTTGTTAAATGTGTAACTTCAAATTCTACATATAAATCATTTTCGTAATGTGTGGTGTCAATCACTTTGAATTTTGCAAATGGTCTAGTTGTTTCATCTGTAATATCTATATCATAAATTGTGAAGTTTCTCTGTACAGTATTTTCTGTATAAAATTTAGTCAAGTCAAGTCCATTTTCATCTCTTACATTTACAAGGACATATTTTATTTCACTCCAATTTGATGCTGTTGGAATTGGATCTCTATTAACATCTAAAAGTTTATATCTACCATCTCCAGTATCAACTGTTTGTCCCACAGGCGTGTCGTCACCTACACCAGACATTGGGCCCCCTGTTTGATAATTATCGTATACAAAGGTATATCCATGAGAAAGAAGATCATTAACATTAATAGGCGTCGAGTCTGAGCCTGTCCATCTACCCAAACCATCCATGTTTTTAACACTAACGTCTGCATTTTTTACAATTTCAAACAAAAACTGCAAATACAGACTTTGTAGCTTTTTAGGTTCGGGGTTTGATATAAGATTCACCTCACCAAACATCATTAACCCTGATGGGTGCAACAATTTCTTTACGATATAACGCCACTGATCGATATTTCTGGAAGTTCTCAATACATAAGAATAATCCTGCCACAAGTAACCATCTTGAATTCTGTTTTCGTCAGACAAAAATCCTTTGTCGTTAAAAAAGAATCCATCTCTTTTTAGCAAAGGTCCCAAAATTGGAGTAATTTGCGCGTTACCGTCGCCCAAGGTTGATAAATCTATAGTGGGCGCAACGGTATATCCAACCCCAAAACCATCAGAAGCAGAATCTGGAGAATTTGTAATTTTAATTTCTGATATAGAACCAATATTACTACCTTTGGGTTGAAGTATTGCGTTCGTTCCAATAGAATTGTATCCAGATGTAGAATTTGATATCGATGCAAATGGAAATTTTTCATAACCATCACCACCACTATAGACATCAATCTTTACTATTGGCCCATGTGGATGATTGATAAAATCCATTTTTACAGTCCAATTATCAGGTACAATAAATGGTTCGGCTGCCAATCCATACTGCGCGATCTGACTTGAAATTGTTGATGCAAAACTACTGTTGTCTGTCCAATTGTTTACATCAGGTTCTGATGTTAACTTAAATATTACTAATCTGTCATTAACTACGTCAAAATAATACTGAGCTGGCCGATTAGTTTCTTTTGTAATATGATATGCACTATAAAAGTTTTGAATTGGATCTAATTCCCAAGATTTAATATATGTAGTACCAGAAGAAGTATATTCTGTATATCTTTCATCAGAAGTTACTCTAAAAGAACTATAATGGCCTAAATTATAATCGTAATAAGAACCAGACGGACTTAAAGAACTACCAAGGGTAACTAGATAAGAGTCGAGAGATTCAAACATTGCAGTATATGCATCTTCGCCATTCAATCCATTAAACAAAATATTTGACCAAGTGGATGCATCTTGACTATGACATGCGTATCCCCATTGTGATGAACCACTAAACAAACTGGCCCAAGAATAACCATCATCAACCAATTCCGAAAGACTGAATGTAAATTCAGTATTTACATCTATGTTACTATTATCAGTTTCTACTGAAGTTGTAAATTGAGAAACCGAGGTAGTAAATGTGTCTCCATTTCTTATTGCTCTTAGTCTACTATAAAGTCCTGCCCAACCTCCAGACTGCGCGGGCGCAAGAGAATTACCATTAAACACCACCACTTGATCCGCCTGCAAATAGTTATAGACAACTTGATATCCCCCCGTATTCAACATACCACCTTGAGCTCTTAGTAGAGATAATGTATGTTCTTTACCATCATCATCAATTACAAACGCAATAACTAAACCAATAGTATCATCGTCCGTAGAGGTTGAAGAAATTGTAGCAGAAAAATCGTATTCAGAAAACTTTTCAGATTCTAATGAATAAAAACCAACATATGTGCTTGTGTTTGCTGTACAAACAATTGTATCATTAGCGGAATTATAAACAAAAGCCGTTGTTTCGCCCGCATTTGCTGGATAAGTTCCACTAGAATTGTGCGAAAATCTATTCCATGTATTAAAAACGGTTTGTCTGGTTGGTGCAGATTGGATAAACCCACCAGCAAGAATTTTTCTTTCACCGTTTATATGCAATTTTATTTCTGTTTCGCTTACATATAATGAAATATGATTCCACTGTCCCTCCCAATCAACTGGCACCGGAGCCGTGTATTCTGTGCCAGAAATCTCTACAATAAGATTTCCTGTTTTTGCTGTGCCGGAACCTTCTTCAATAATTCTAATACTATTAGCATTAAATGCAACATCGTTAAGTGCAAAAAGAGTTCCACCAGTATCTGTGCCGTTGATATCATCTGGATAAATCCAAAAATCTACACTAAAACTATCTAAAGAATCTTTCAAATGGTCTTTATACAAATCTGATAAAAGAATATATCCATTTTCTCCTTTTGCAGATTTAGAACCCCACTTTGGTCCACCAGCCGGATTAATTAAATTTACGCCGTATCTGAAGCTTTCTTGTTCAAATTTCGAATCCACAAACCCACTACCATTTTCATGTACATTTTCAAAATCTAAAAATATTAAAACGTCATCCCATTTGTGATCTGTGTTAGAAATCGTGACTTTTCTATCCCTAGAATACGAATCTGAATAATCAATACTAGGATAATCAGACAAACTATAATAAAAAGATGGATTGTCTTCGTCTTGAACCCAAGAAACAGTTTCTGTTGTAAATTCATTTGGTTCAACAGCACTTATGTAGGCAGATGCGGCAGAACCAGAGCCATATGAACCTATAGAAACCTGTTCTCCTGTGATATAGTTACTACCACCAGAAATAATTTCAACAGCTTCGACTGGTCCTTTTGATGTGTTAGATATTTTCGCAGATAATCCAACTCCATCGCCGGGGTCTGAAATATATTGATTTAAATAGAAATTGTTTGGATAATTTGAACCACCATTATCAATATCAAAACCAACAATACAATCATACAAAGTTTCTGTAATTGTTACACCATTACTCATGAGTATTTCTATTTCTTCTCTTGATGTAAAAGTGCCAAAAACGTGAGTAACAAAATATTCCCTAACTGGCGAATCTGAAATACTAAATTCCAAAAATCTTTCAACTGTTGCACTTGCACCACTAGTCTTTCCCACAATTCTAACTGGATTACTAACAGTTTTGTTACTAGGTATAGTACGAACACTTCTCTCTTCGACCCAAGTATTGTCGCTTGGTTTCATAATATTGTCTTTTGGATAATAAAATTCTACATCTTCGTTGAATAAAGATCTAAACAAAAATTGATACGAACTTTCAGAACCTTTTGATTGATAAAATTCTTTCATCAATTTTAAAAAAAGCTTTTTGTTTGAGTATTTTGTTTTTTTATATTTTTTGTTTATAAATTCTTGAGTGACACCAGATTTCTTGCGAAGATGATAGGCAATTTTGATAATTGTTTGTTCGGGCAATGGTTTTAAGGTGCCTGGGTCAACATCGGGACTGGGGTCTACAAATTTTATTTCTTTATTGCTATCATCTAATACATAATCTGTACCTTCAGTCAATAAAGTGTAATCGGTCGGAAAGGTATATTCATCAAGCAAATCTGCTAATCCAGAAGTGCCGGATTGTGAACTGGCATCGACACTATAAACTTTTATTTCAACCGCACTCGTATCAAAATCTCGAATTTCGTAATATACGGGACTATAATATGACAATGGAAAGACCGAATTTACACCACCAGACAAATAATTATCATACTCTATATACTCTAACTTAGAATCCGAATCCCCAGAAAAATTCAAGGCCGCTCGTAAATCAGTCGTTAGTTCTTCCCTATCTTTGATTCGAGAAAACTGTGGAAAATCCTTTGCAAGAACATTCTGATATTCATCAACAAAAATATCTAAAGTTTCATCCAAATCACTAAAATTTTCTATTTGATTTCCAATTGCGGCAGGATTTCTGTCACTTTCTAACCATTTATAGTAAAGTTCGATAAAATGAACAAATTGTTGATAATCTTCGTCCGATTTCAAATAAAACGGAAGTTGATCGACAACACTAGCTGATATTTTTTTGTGTTCTCTCATGACGAGTCCTAATTATTTCTTATGGTTTTTACATTTTGAGTTGTAATATCATAATTATTATTATAATCATCTGTATCTTCTTCAACCGTCACTGTCACATCTTCTTTTAAAATTACAAGGACTTGATTTCTTCTTGGAAATACATCAAGTCCGGCCGGTACGCATTCGAGTCTAAAAACTTCCAATGAACCCTCGACGGCCTCAATATTTACCGGATCAATATTTATTGTGCCAGTTTCGTAATTTACACTACCAGTAATTTTAGTTGAATATATTTTTTTATCATTCACATCAAAGGTGTAAAATTTTAATTTTCCATCATAATTTGAAGTTTCTTCTACATAGTAAATTCTAGTATCTCCTACAACTCTAACACCAACAGATTTTATACTACCTTTTTTAATTTTATTGTTGAAATTAAAAACATAAAATGCAGATGTATTAAACAAAACTGTCTGTTCATTTATAAGTCCAACGTAAGTTTCATTATTCGTGATCGATTGATCCAGAGTATCTATCCAATTTACAAAATTAGAGTATCTAAAATAATCATTGAAATCGTCTAGATATTTTTTACTGAAAGAAACAATACCATTAGAAACAATATTTTTAATATCCGATTGACTGAGAGATGTAGTTTCATTATCATACTGAACTGTAGTATTAATTTTCAACTTTGTATATTCTGCATCAACTATTTGTGGTTCGATTGAGAGAACAGAATAATCTTTTCTAAGTTTTTTTCTAATTTCTTCTTTTGTATACTCAGAAAGAAAAAATCCAGTATCTGGACGAATTGAAATATACACTCTACCATAAGTGGGTGGAATATTATCTTCTCCACCCCATATGTTTAATGATTGAGTTGAAGGATAAATTTGTGGGATAATAGTTTTATAGTCATTAACAGTGACGGCTCTACCTTGTCCGCCAAAAGTTTTTGGTGCGTGAAATTTTATAGATTCAATATCCTCTTCGTCGGCACCACCAGCACTTCTACTAACAACTTCGATACTATCAAGTATTTCATAATTACTAATTTTGCCCTTTGCATCAATTTTTACTATTTCATTGCCAGCAGATCCGGAAGTTGTTAAATAATTTATTTCTATCATTTGTCCAGACTCTATTTGAGCCCCTAAGACACCATCCCCAAAATAAATTTCATAATTACCACCTCTACCTTCTTGAAGGAAAAACGCCTTCTCAAGTTCAGATAATTTCATATTATCATTAGATCTTTTAAACTCTTGTTTTTCTGGAAAATCTGGATTATCGTATACAAAAACTGTAATTGTACTAGTATCTACATCACTATTTGTCAATAAATACCTTTGATTTGGATCATTTGTATTTACAATATAATTTTCCGTTACATATGTACCTTGAATTAAAACAACATCTTTAACCGAAAAAACATTTGTAAAAGTGCCATCAGATCTTGCCAAAGATGAAACTTTCGGCACTATTACATTGTTTTTTGGTCTGAATTTATAAGATATTCCATCTTTTGTTGCAGTAAATTCGAAATCTTTATTTAACATGAAAGTTTCATATACATTACTAGAAGATTTTGGTACTGTACCTTGAAATTCTAAATTTACAACCATCTCTGCGGCCTTTTTTGACCTTGGGGTATAATTTAGCATTTTTGCTTTAGATACAACATTATCTCTAATTCTAGCGGTATCCAAAAACATTTCGTTAGAAATGGCATTCATATAATATGAATTAATATGAGTGTTAGTTGCAAGAATATCGATAAGAGTATTCAAACCAGACGCTTGAAAATCGTAATCTTTGAATTCTTTTTTGGAACTCATATAATTTATAATACTAGTTTTTATTTCTTCAAAGTCTAATTCTGTAATTTCTATTGTCTTTGCCATTATCTTATTCTTTCTATACTAAATTGAGTAGAAAATACTTCTTCGGATGCTGGTACTTGATATGTTAATACTATAACTAGAGTATTTTCGTCTTTAAGTGGCTTGAAATTTATACTTAATTCTCTTACTCTAGGCTCAAAATTTGAAATTGCGTTTTCCATTCTATTTTTTATATTTATTACAGACATATCATCCAATGGTTCAAATATATCTTCCCAAATATTTCCACCAAAGCTTGGTTGAAATGGTCTTTCGAAAAAATTTGTTAGAATTAAATTTTTCAAAGATTGGTTCACTGCGGCCGCATCTCTTTTTTTTCTAACATCATTTGTAATTGGATTTTTTTTAAATGATAAATCAAAATCAACAAATTGATTTTGTTTACTTTTTAATACTCCAAGTCTGTTTTCTAAATTTACTAATTCTGACATTTTTAAAACCTATGGATTTAAATCTATTTTTGGTGCTTTGATTGTGTGGTTGCCACCGGAAGTTATATCTATTTTGCCACCGACACCTGTAGTTGATTTTTTACCAACTACTAAATTAAAGTTTCCTTCGACCACTATAGTTAAATTACCACCAACATGTAAATTTTTATTACCCATAACTAAATCAAAACCATCTCCAACTGTTTTAGAAACCTTTTTCCCGTCTGGATGATATTCTTCAAAAGAACCAGATCTGTGATAAGTATGAATTCTTTCTGCGCCTGGAGTATCGTCAATTTCTAATACATGGCCTGTAGGAGTCCTTATCGCTTGATTATATGGATAAACGGCGGCATAAGGAGATTCTGGCTCAGTAAATTTAGAATTACTGACAAGTTCATTTTTTGTTTCTGAACATTCGGATTGTGGTTCATCCGGCAAACCACATCTTGTGGGCAAATCAGAATCTGCTGTTTGCGTAGGAGTTTGTGAACTATTAGTACTATTAACAGTACGATTGCCAGATTGATTATTAGTATTTACACTTTGACTTATTTCATTAGAAATACTATTCATTGATCTTTGATTTCTTTGATCAATAACATCATCTGGTGATAACGCTGCAGCTGGGGTTCCTGTTGGGTCAGACAAAAACATCGCCCTCTCTTCCTGTCTTCTAGTTGCCAATGCATCAATAGTTTGTCCACTTGCCTTATTGTATAGTAACATTTTGTTTGCAATGGTTTCATTGTCTCTTGTACCATTATTAGTCAATTGGTCAAGTCCGCCGGGCCCAAGATTATACGCAAAGGAAGTTAGAGCATCTCTTTGTCTTTCGTTCCAAGTGTAACCGTATTGTTTTTCTTTTTCCAAAACATATCCTCTATATTTTGCTATATTTTGTGATAATCTAGCTTCGGCCTCTTGCTCATCAATCACTTCGCCCGGATAATTTGCCTTTGTACCATAACCAATTGAGTGTTGTTTATGATCCCAATATGATTTAGAACTATATCCTTCTTTTGCTTTCAAAAAACTTACCAAATCTTTACTCGCTGCATCATTAAAGGTGGTATCGGATATTTGCGAAACTTTTTGTCCACTTGGAACAACTCCTGTACCTTGTCCTGTTCCGCCATTAGCAACATCCTTAGAATAATTTCGTAGTGTTTGAGGAACTTCTTCACCTCTACCATTTCTATTGATTCCCTCACCCTGACTCCCTTTAGTGCCGGGCAAAGTGCCCCATATTATAGGTTCTTGTGCATACTCACCATCTCTAAAGAAACCGATAACCCAAGAATCGGTTCTAACACCAGTTGGACTTTGACCAATTCCACCAACTGACGCACTTGTAATTGGCATAATCGGAAGAGCCCAAGGCAAATCTTCTGTTTCAATGCCTTCATCATAAAAACCAAAAATTCTTACTTTAACTCTGCCAATTTTCAAAGGATCTTTTTCAAAATCTTCGACAACACCTGTCCACCAAACAAAATTGTCTTTTCCAATAAAATTTAACATAAAAAAATCCTTTTTTAGTATTTATAATTAAATTATGGGTTTAGTTCTATTTTACTACCATCAGCCTTTATTGTGATTTCTGCACCACCCAATAAATCTTTTTCCTGTGAAATTTCTTCACTATAATCACCTTTAACTAATATTTCTAAATTTTTTTGTGTTAGAATTTCATAATCACCAGACACATGAATATATAAATCTTCAGCATATATGTCGTATGAATCATTTATGATTCTTTCTTTATAATTACCATTCGGTGCATATTCTTCATAACTACCACTGACATGATATTTTGACAATCTTTCATTACCACCAGTGTCTGCGAGCTCTGAATGGTGGCCAGACCTACTACTATATGAGCCAGTTGTATTTGGATATACTATATCATCTTGACTTGATGGTTCTGTTATCCTAGAAGTTTCTTTGTATTCTGATATAGTATCCTCTTTCACTTCTCTATTGATTCTATTGACATCAGATTCAGTAACTTCACTACGTCCAACTAAAGGCCCAGTACCCTCATCTCCATACTGATCCTGTAGTGCATCATCATTAGTCACTCCGTAAATTGTACCCCAAACTAAAGGGTCTTGTGCCGTGTGTCCATCTCTAAAAAAACCAACGCACCACGAACCCTTTACAACTCCAACTGGAGATTGACCAATATTATTTACACATGCACTTGTAATTGGCATGATAGGTAGGGCCCACGGTAAATCTTCTTCAGAAATGTCGTCATCATGGAATCCATAAATTCTTACTTTTACTCTACCTATTTTTAGTGGGTCATCCTTTACATTTTCAATAACACCTGTCCACCATAAAAAATCTTTCTCATTAAACATTAAAATGCACCTGTCGAATCATAATCATAATACGGCAAACCAGTTTTAATTGGTTGTGGTTGAGGATATGGATCGCCTTGCGAATCTCTAACACATTCCACACTAGAAAGATAACCATTTTTTGGAGAAAATGTATGTTTCACGGCTGTCACCAACCAATTTCCTGATATTTTTGGATTTTCCGCACCGGCCGAACCAAAAACAAAAGATGGGAAAGTAATGTCTATAAGTTTACCAGCATTTACTTGCGTATCTCCAAAGGCAGTAAAAACCAGTTTTAAATTATCAAATAATTGTAGTTGGGCTTTACGTCTTAGAAAAGTTTGTTCATAATTATATGTCATATCTGTATTTTCTGGTAAAAGAAATAAAGAATCTGGATGAAATTGTTTGCCTTGTCCACTTATATCAAATAATGGTTGAGACTCTATTCTATCTACACTATTATATTGATCATAAATGTTATATTCTATACCAGTCACATTTTTGTTTATAATGTCTATCAATTTAGCTTTACCACCATACATACTTTTTATCATATTTTGCATCACATTAAAATGAGATTCAAATTTAAATGTTATTATGTTTTTATCTTCAGTATTTGCATCCAATGTAACATTTGGAATACCATACTTGTAAAAAAACTGTGGTTCTGCATTGGTTAATTCTGACAGACTTTGGAAATTATGTCCTTGAACATCTTCCCAAAATAAAAAATCAGCGGCCCCTTGTCTAAACGCCTTAGTTGCCATCCAATTAATTGCTTTCATAGGTGTCATCCCAGGCACTATTAGTTTTTGATTATCTTCCGAAGAAGATTTCATCAACCCCCGCTGAGAACCTAGAGTATTATATAACTCTTGCACAATATCAGATGCCGCGCCTTCAAATGCACGCGATATTCTTGTTTCGTAGTTTGTAATTTGTTCAGGAGTCACAAGATGAAGAGTAAAGCTTGTCGTGCCCTGATCGACAGAAAAATCAGTTAGTTTATACACAACCATATTTAATTCTATAGGTAATCTGGTATCGCCCGGATGATTGACTTTTATACGCACAGTTTCTTGGCCAATAATTGGCAATGCATCAATCAAATCTTGTGTTGTTACAATACTAATAGTTGCAGTTATACTATCTCCAAAAATATCTTCATAGATTTCAACTAATGTGTATGTTGCTTCCAATTTCATTGTATAACCATTATGTCCTGTTATGGACAATTCCATCATGTCATAATCGCCTGGCTTTGTTATTCCTACTGACATAATTTATCCTATCAAATTTTAATCATTTTTTCAAATTCAGTTATAAAATCTTCTAAATAATTTAATCTTAGTAATTTTATAACTCTATTTTTTTCATTTCTATCAAACTCATACTCGTAAACCGAATATTTTTCAAAAGTTTTAAACTGGTAGTATGTGATTTTGTTAAACGGCGGTGTTAAATCGCCGGCGTCTTCTTTAGGATTCTCGAATTTATTCTTAAACCAATTATTAATCAACATATAAGTTGATGGACTCATTTTAGTAGAATTGTTGTAATAGTAATATGCGTTTTCAGTTTCTTTTATATCTTCGTATTTCTCGTCCATATATCTTTGAAAATTTTCACTTGATTTTGGCCACTCAGAATAATAATCACGTATGTCATTAAAAAACAAAATTATCCACCAATAGTTTGGATTTTCATAATAAAGTTCAGCAATTTTCCAAGGCGTTTCACCATCTTTAATTTCGTATTCATAATGAGTTAAAGGATTATTTGCAAATGCATCTACAACTTTCGTTGTGATAAATATATTTTTCATCAGTTTTGGTTCGTTTAGTAACTGAATATCATATTTTATATTGGGTAATTTAGAAAAAAGTGTAGAACCCGCCATTTAAAATCCTTTCTCTACATCATCTTGTGTTACTTGGAGAAGTTCTAAAAATGTTAAATTCATTTCAGTAAATAATGGAGTACCATCTCTTAATATTTCAAAAGAACCTTCTCCACCATAATTTACTTCACAGGAAGTTAAGACACAAGGTTTAAATCTATGAAGTACGGTTGATGCAGGACCGTGATATGATATTAAAAATGTTTGTGGTGCCTTATAAAAGAATTTTTCATAATCAATATTAGGCATCATTGCACTCCTAAAAGATTTAACAATCTGAGTAACCGCCGGTGCTTCAGTGTCATTTTTTGGTACAAATTTGTAATTGAAACTAAATTGTCTAAAAGATGGACCCTCTAATAGTTGATATTGTGCTGCATTTCCGATCATATCGTTATTTTCTCGCAAAGCACCTTCTGAACCAATTAGAGTGTCTAAGGCACTGAAGCCGCCACCAAGAGCGATGCC